TAGATTTAACACTAGACCTAATAGACAACATGCTTATTGTCACACCACCCAAACAAGAAGTTTTGGTTGAAGAAGAAACTACAAGTACACAAACAGATAGCGTACTAGATTTTAATGATTTAGATATTGATTACTTAGCTGAAGATTATCTAAAAGAAGATAGCTTAGAATTTACAGAATTAGATATAAATTATCTTGATGTAAACTATCTCGAAGACCTGCTCAATGTATTAGATGCCTTAGCCATAGACGAAGATGAGGATGTTTTAGCACAAGCTACCACCACTCAAATAGTAGGAACTTTACTAGGCAAAGACCCAGATACACAAATTACTACGCTTATAACAGGCAATGTAGTGAGCTTGCGTAGACAAGTTAATGAAACAGTGAGAGTAGATTTAGATGGCTCTAACGCCTACACAGTCATTTTTATACAAGACGGCGTATCAAATGTTATTAAGATTAATGGTGGCAGTGACTCTATAATAAAAATTACACAATCTAATTAAGTGTTGAAAAGTGTTGACATCTATTATCTAATGCTTATAATAAAATATAAAAATTAAGGAAACATTATGAAAACAATACAACTAACAGATGCCCAAATTTATCATCTTAGGCACGCCATTGAATATTACAAATGTGACCAAGATGATTTATTAAAACATCACAAAGAAACTTTGGCAAATAACAAAAAATGGTATCCTAACAATGTGGATGATTATGGTTACAAAATTGATAACCCAACAATTGTACAGTGGATTAGAGAGCTTGTAGGTTGTCAAAAATGTTTAGATAATGTTTACGATAAATTATTTTAAGACTGCAAGCATGATTATAATAGATATAAAAAAAATACCACAACATAAAGAAGCAAAAAAACCAAGATTTATAGTTAGGTTTTACAATGACCCGACATTAGCAAGAAAGCTATCTCATGGCTATCATCATTTTGAAATTGGCGATATTGGTTGGAAATGGGTTAAAATAAGACCAGCCTATTTAAGTACACATAGAGCAAATCATTGGACTAAAATTAAAAGGTCAAAATGGGATGACATACAACAGCTTAAATCATTTAAGGTTTTAGAGGAAAAAGAATTAAAAAGCTAATATTACTAATACTACCCATACTAGCCTTACCCTTGGTGTTTCAATCCACACCAACAGAAATACTCAAACTAAAAACTTTTGATGCTTTTGTAAAACAGCAACCTGAATCAGGTAATTTTGTCATACTAAATATTACTGAACAAGATGTTGCCAATATGGGTGGCTGGCCTTTTCCTAGAAAAACACTCGCACAAATACAGATAGATTTAATTAATGAAGGAGCTATTGGGGTTGGTCATGTTATTAGCTATCCACAACCTGACCGCATGGGCGGTGATGATATTTTTGCACAAGTTCTACAATATGCACCCTCAGTATTAGCAATGTTTGAAAATGCAAGCGGAGAATATCCAAACGCTACAGGCACAGTGGTAATGGGTGACAAAGCACAAGGTTTAGTCTCACAAGGAGTAGTGCAAAATATAGATGTTTTAGCTAATAGTGCCTTGCAAGGATTGGCTATTGCACCAACTGAGGTAGACCAACTTGTTCGTAGAATACCTTTGTTAGTAAGCACACCTAACGGCGAGTGGATTCCTAGTTTTGGCACACAAATATATAAGGCTTTGTTTGATGTAAAAACTTACATTATAAAAACTAATGATAATGGTATAGAAGAAATATCAATACGAGGAATACCACCAGTTAAAACAGATAGTCTTGGTCGTAAGTGGATTAGTTGGGTAGATACACCACAAACCACACTTCAAGAAATGAGCGTAGCTAATAAGTTTGTATTTTTGGGTGTAACAGCTAGCGGTGTGATGCCGCAAGTAGCAACGAGTATTGGTTTGTTAGAGCCACATAAAATTCAAGCCGCTCTAGCAGAATCTATATTAATACAAGATTCGCCCTACATACCAGATTGGTCTTTGGCCGCAGAAATGGGTATTTTTATAATATCAATTACAGCCACATGGTTTTTAATACATTTGTTAGGCATGACACTAGGCGCAATCAGTTATGGTATTTTTACATTAGCTTTAGCTTATGGAGGCTATTGGCTTATACAAGATGGATTATTAATTGATGTAACGTGGACATTAGTCGCAAGTTTTATTACAGGAGCCATTGCTTTTTATCTGAGATTTAGACAACAGTTTAAATTACGATTACAAATTAAAAAACAGTTTGAGCATTATTTAGACCCAAGACAAGTAAAAAGATTACAAGACAACCCAAGTTTACTTAAGCTAGGCGGTGAAAGAAGGCTTTGCTCTTTCCTCTTTACCGATGTGCGCGGCTTTACTTCATTGTCAGAAAAACTAGAGCCAGAAGAGGTTACAGAAATTATGAATAAAGCTTTAACAGTGCAAGTAAATTGTGTGCAAAAAAATGGCGGCATGGTGGATAAATTTATAGGCGATGCTTGTATGGCTATATTTAATGCGCCACTAGACTTAGAAAAACATGAAGAATGTGCTGTAAAAACTGCAATAGAAATGCAAAAATCTATAAAAGAACTTAACAAAGAACTGCCACATGAAATAGCTATTGGCGTGGGTGTTAATACAGGTGAAGCAGTAATAGCAAATGTGGGTAGCGACACCCGTTTTGACTATTCAGCCATTGGCGATGCTGTAAACACAGCAGCTAGACTAGAGTCTGCAACAAAAGAAGTTGGCGTAGATATACTTATTGGAGAAAATACTGCACAAAGTGTTAATTATAAGTTAAAATCATTAAAACCAATAAAGGTAAAAGGTAAAAGTAAACCTTTAAAAATATATACTGTGTAAAATGTTTAGAAACTACCAACAAGAATACGAACAATATCATAGCAAACCAAAACAAAAGAAAAATCGAGCGATGCGTAATGCTGCAAGAGCTATTATGACAAAGCTAGGCAAGGCAAAAAAGGGCGACAAAAAAGATGTTGCACATAAAGACAATAACCCTAGAAATAACAAACTAAGTAATTTAAAAATGCAAAATCGCAAAAAAAATAGAGCTAGAAAATAAAATTTATGTCAGCCACAAAAGAAGCAATAAATAAAATAGAAACACATGAAAAAGAATGTTCTATAAGATATGCCAATATTGAAAGACGCTTAGAAGACGGCAGTAAGCGTTTTGATAAGCTAGAAAATATGATATGGGCGGTATATCCATTTATATTAGTATCAATAGTTTTATCTAGGTTTGTCTAGTGCAACAATTTAAAAACTATCTTAAAAACGTAATAGAAAAAATATCTAATTACTTTTTTCCTAAATATAAAATAACAGTATCTTTTAATAAAATTTATGGCGATTCAGACGACAAGTCTTACATAAGTAAAAAAATTATTACGCAAAAAGAAAAACATCTTAAATTTAAAGATGAAAATAATAGACTTGTTGAGTTTAGAAGTTCTGCTGGACTAAATTACATTATAGAGGATGTGTAATGCAACAAATATTAATAGGCATTATATTGGTTTTAGGATTGAGTAGTTATTGGTTGTATCAAGAAAATTTAACCCTGCAAGCTAATAACAAAGCATTAGAAGGCGCTATTGCTACACAAGAAGAAGCAATTGCATCTTTACAGAATGATTTTGCTTTACAAACTACTGAGTTAAATAATTTAAGTATTAAGAGCCAAGCAGCACAAAGAGAATTAAACAGATATACACAGTTTATACAAGATTATAAATTGTCTGCAAAAATATTAGCAGACCCAGTTGAAATGGAAAGGAAGATAAATAATGGCACAAAACACATTATGGAAGACATCGAAAAACTCAGCAGTGATGTTGATGACCTTGATGATGGCTTGCAGTTGCAGTCTAATTCCAACTAAACAAATAGAAGTTACAGCAAAACCTATGGATAGAACTATAGTGCAACCTGTGATGCCTAGAGAAATAGATTTAAAAGAACTAATGTGGATTGTTGTTACACCAGATAATGTTGATGAACAATTAGCTAGAATTGAACAACAAGAAGGTGAGGTGTTATTTTTAGCTATGACTGTGCCAGATTACGAGGTTATGGCATATAACATGCAAGAGATTAAGAGGTATATAAATGAACTTAAAGATGTGGTTGTGTACTATAGGACAATTACTACAACAAAGGAAGGAGATGAATAAATTGAAAATATCACAAGAAGGCATAGATTTAATAAAGCACTATGAAGGTTGCCCTACTAACGATAACGGCATGGTGGTTTCTTATAGGTGTGCGGCAAACAAACCAACAATTGGATTTGGAAGTTTAAAGCTTAAAGATGGCAGTCCCGTACAAGATGGTATGACTATAACTAAACAAGAAGCTGAAGATTTGTTAGCACATGAATTAAATGAATACGAAGGCTACATAAATGATATGGTAAAAGTGCCGCTAAAACAGAACGAGTTTGATTCTTTAGTTTCATGGGTTTTTAATCTGGGTCCAACAAACTTACAAAGCTCTACATTGCTTAAAGTTTTAAATACAGGAGCTTATCAAGATGTGCCTGAGCAAATATTAAGATGGAATAAAGTAAACGGTGTTCCTAACGAGGGTTTAATGAAAAGAAGAAAAAGCGAAGCCTTGTTGTTTGAATGTCAAGATTGGGGTAAAGTCTAACTGACATGCTCATTAGCGGATGTTCATATATCTCCTCTCTCCGATGCAGTATGTCAGGAGAGTCAATTTTGTCCTTTAATTACACGCGTTGGCTCTCCACCTTATGATTGATTTAGATAAAATTAAATCATTTGATGCCTTGTCAAGAGATGAACAAGTCGAAGCGTTAACCTTAATAGACAAATGGAAAAACCTAAATGCTAGAGATAAATGTAAAAAAGATTTTTTAGAATTTGTTAAATATCAGTGGGATGGTTTTATCATGGGCAGACATCATAAAGTCTTAGCCAAAAAACTTAACCGCATTGCAAAAGGCAAATGTAAGCGACTTATGGTTATGTTGCCACCAAGGCATACTAAATCAGAATTTGCGTCTACTTATTTTCCTGCATGGATGATGGGCTTGAATCCAAGTCTTAAAATAATACAAGCCACTCACACAGCAGAATTAGCTGTGCGTTTTGGCAGAAGGGTGCGTAATATTATAGATAGTCAAGAATATCAAGCCATATTTCCGGACATTAGCTTATCAGGTGATAACAAGTCTGCTGGTAGATGGACGACAGACGATGGTGGCGAGGCTTTTTATTCAGGTGTTGGAGGCGCAATTACAGGACGTGGCGCTGATTTGTTAATAATAGATGACCCGCACTCAGAACAAGACGCCATGTCACCTACCGCAATGGACGGAGCATGGGAGTGGTACACTTCTGGACCTAGACAAAGATTGCAACCTGGTGGAACTATAGTTTTAGTTATGACTAGGTGGAGTACAAAAGATTTAGCGGGTAGATTATTAAAAAGACAATCTGAAACGCACGCAGACCAATGGGAGGTGGTTGAATTTCCTGCAATTATGCCTGAAACAGAAGAGCCGCTATGGAATGAGTTTTGGAAAAAAGAAGAACTTTTGTCTGTAAAAGCATCATTACCTGTAAGCAAGTGGAACGCGCAATGGATGCAAAATCCAACAGCAGAGAGTGGCTCAATAGTAAAAAGAGAATGGTGGCAGGCATGGGAAGGAGAGGCTATACCTAATTGTCAGTGTATTGTACAAAGTTATGATACAGCTTTCAGTGCAAAAGAAACGGCAGACTACTCTGCAATTACAACATGGGGTATATTTGACCCAGAAGACGGTAGTGAACATGCGATAATATTACTAGATGCAAGCAGACATAGAGTAGATTTTCCACAACTCAAAAATATTGCATTAGAAGAATATAAATATTGGGAGCCTGACATAGTATTGGTTGAAGCTAAAGCTAGTGGCACACCTTTGGCACAAGAATTAAGAAGAATAGGTATACCAGTGCAAGCATATTCTCCAAGCAGAGGACAAGACAAGGTTGCTAGAATGAACTCTATTGCACCAATGTTTGAAAGTGGTATGGTATATGCTACAGAAGATGCTTTTGCAGAGGAAGTAATAGAAGAATTAGCAGCTTTTCCATATGGTGAGAACGATGACTTTTGTGACTCAACCACAATGGCTTTGATGAGAATTAGACAGGGCGGTTTGGTTGAATTAGATAGCGATTATCAAGACGACATGCAAATAGACAGAACGGCATTGTCATATTATTAATTATGGTTAGAAAAAAAAGTAAAGACCCAGTTAAAGGCACAGGCAAAAAACCGAAAGGTAGTGGCAGACGTTTGTACACAGACGAAAACCCAAAAGATACTGTACCGATAAAATTTGCAACACAAGCTGATGCAAAAGCTACAGTAAAAAAAGTTACAAATATAAGAAAACCTTTTGCTAGAAAAATACAGATATTAACTGTAGCAGAACAAAGAGCAAAGGTTATGGGTAAAAAAGCTATTGCTTCAATATTTAAAAGCGGTAAAAATATAATAAGAAGAAAACATGGTCGCAAAACTATCAACACTTAAAAAAAAAATAAAAGCAGGTAAGAAACTTGGATTTAGTGAGAAAGCATCAGCTAAGGCAAGAGGTCTCATTGCAAGAACGGGTGGTAAAAACAAAGGTAAGAAGGTAAAATCAAAAAAATATAAAAAATAATATGGTTACAGAAAGAAAACTAGGTACCGAAGATAATCCAGATATTGTAGACCAAACAAAATCTGTAAGCGTACCTGTTGATGATATAAACATCGAAGCACCGCCAAAAACTTTTGATGATGAAATGTTTGATGCTTTACAAATAAGTATTAGCGATGATGAGATAATTTTTGATGAGCCACAAGAGCAACAGGAACCTGAAATACCGTTTGACGCAAATCTTGTAGAATATTTAGATAATGACATTCTGGGAAAAATTTCTAGTAAACTTATAAGCGCAATAGAAAACGACAAAGAATCTAGAAAAGAGTGGGAAAAAACTTACACAGACGGATTAAAATATCTTGGCATGCGTTTTGATGAGCAAAGAAGCCAACCTTTCGAAGGCTCAAGCGGTGTGATACACCCTATATTATCTGAAGCTGTGACTCAATTTCAAGCACAAGCTTATAAAGAATTGTTACCTGCACAAGGTCCTGTCAAAACACAAGTTATAGGTCAAAGAGATGCAAACACAGAAATGCAGGCTGAAAGAGTTTGTGAGTTTATGAATTACTACATCATGAATGAGATGCCTGAATATGACCCGGATTTAGACCAATTGTTGTTCTATCTGCCATTATCTGGAAGCGCATTTAAAAAGGTTTACTATGATGCGACGAAAGCTAGACCTGTATCTAAATTTATACCAGCAGAGGATTTATTAGTGCCATATAACGCAACAGATATTTTGTCAGCAGAAAGGGTCACGCACGTGGTATCTATGACTAATAACGAAGTAAGAAAAATGCAGCTATCTGGTTTTTATGCAGATATAGATTTACAAAATCCACAAAACATAAATAGAGATGAAATAGACCAAGAAATAGATAAAATACAGGGTGTTGAGCCTGATTATGGTGATGATGAGCAAAGAAAGCTGTATGAAATACATACAGTTGCAGACATAGAAGGCTTTGAAGATGTCAATAACATGGGCGAGTCTACTGGGTTAAAGTTGCCATACATAATTACAATCGACGAGTCTTCACAAAATATTTTATCTATAAGAAGAAATTATGAGCCAAGTGATATGTTGCGTAACAAAATTAATTATTTTGTACAATATAAGTTTTTACCTGGTTTAGGTTTCTATGGATTAGGTTTGTCACACATGATTGGTGGTTTATCTAAAGCATCAACATCTTTGCTAAGACAATTAATAGACGCAGGAACTCTTAGCAACTTACCTGCTGGATTTAAGGCTAGAGGAATAAGAATTAGAGATGAAGCATCGCCATTACAACCAGGCGAGTTTAGAGATGTAGATGCGCCTGGTGGTGCATTAAGGGATTCTTTAATGCCATTGCCATACAAAGAGCCAAGCAATGTTTTATTCCAACTACTAGGTCTTTTAGTAGAATCTGGCAAAAGATTTGCAGCTATAGCAGATATGAACATAGGTGACAGTAACGCTGCAATGCCTGTAGGAACAACTGTTGCTTTGTTAGAAAAAGGCACTAAAGTAATGAGTGCTATCCACAAAAGATTACATTATTCACAAAAAAATGAATTTCAAATTTTATCAAGAGTATTTCAAGAGTTCTTACCACCAGTGTACCCTTATGAAACAGGTAGTGGCCCAAGAGAAATTAAAATAGAAGATTTTGATAAAAAAGTAGATGTGATACCAGTATCTGACCCTAATATTTTTTCTATGAGTCAAAGGGTAATTATGGCACAGGAGTTATTAACTATGGTTCAATCAAACCCACAGTTACATGGTCCACAAGGCATTTATGAAGCTTACAGAAGAATGTACGCAGCATTGGGAGTTGACAATATAGAGTCTTTATTGATGCCACCAGCAGATAACACACCAAAGCCTGTAGACGCTGGTATTGAAAATAGTGGTTTATTACAAGGCATACCACAACAAGCTTTTCCAGAACAAAATCATGAGGCGCATGTTGCGGCACACAAAAGTTTATTTTTAACACAAGCAGTAATTACTAATCCACAACTACAATCTGTTATCATTGCTCATGTTATGCAACATTTACAATTTATGGCCAATCAAATGGCAGAGCAACAATTGCCGCCTGAGGTACAACAACAAATACAAACTTCTTTAGAACAAGTTTCACAACTAGACCCACAGTCGCAAATGGCCTTACAACAACAAATACAAACTATAATAGAAAGTTTTAGCTCTCCAATATTAGCTCAGCTTTCAAGTGAATTTCTATCCTCCGTACAGCCGCCACAACAAGAAGACCCACTTGTAGCAATTAGGCAACAAGAACTCGGATTGCGTGATAAAGAAATAGAAATTAAAAATCAACAGTTTATGGCAAAAGAAGAGCAAGATGCCATGGAAAGTGCAGCAGAGTTGCAAATACAACAAAACAAAGCAGACCAACAAGCTTCTATAGGTAATGAAAAAAATGATATTGCCAAACAAAGATTGCAACAACAGGCTGAATTAAAATTAATAGACCTACAAGCGAGGATGAATAAATGACAAGCTCAATAAATGAAAAAATAGTAGAACAAATAAAAGCAAAAAAAGCTGAGATGAAAGAACTAGAATCTGTTGCTAATAACGAAATTAAAAGAGCAAGAGATGAAAAAGGACATTATGTAGCTGATGACCCAGATACACCAGATATTAACGAAGCTTGGGAGGGCGGTAAGGCGCCTAAGAAAAAAGCAAAAACTACTGCAAAAAAGAAAACAGTGAAAAAGAAAACAGTTTCTAAGAAAAAAACTACTAAAAAAAAGGAGTAGAAAAATGAAAGCAAAAACTTCCATTACTATAAAAGGTCAAGGAAGCATTGCCTTATCGCAACCACAAAAGGTAAAGGTCGACACAGCACACAAGCCTGGATATGGTAAAGGTAAAAGCAGAGGTAAAGGAGCTGCTTTAAGAGGCAATAATTTCAGTGGCGTATTCTAATTTATGGATATGTATGATTTAATTCATGCAATTCGTAAAGATTTGAATGAGAGAGAGGAACAAATAGTAACCATATTAACGTCAGGAGGCGTTAAAGATATGGAAAACTATCAATTTTTAATGGGCGAAATATCTGCATTATCCTATATTCATGATAAGATAAAAGAACACTTACAAAGCAAAGGAGATGTAGATGACACTTGAGTCACAAAAAATCATTAAAAATAAAACAGAACAAAATAATATAGATTTGGACAAGGCTTTTGTAGATGAGGACAAAAGAGTTTTAGACCCAAGTTTATTAGATAAAAGTATTCTCGAGCGGATGCCACAGCCTACAGGTTGGCGTTTGTTGGTATTACCTTACCGTGGTAAGGGAGTATCAGAGGGTGGTATTCAATTAGTAAAAGAAACCATCGATAGAGAGACCCTAGCGACTGTGGTGGCTTACGTTGTTGCGGTTGGTCCTGATGCTTATGCAGACAAAAAAAGATTTTCGTCTGTGTGGTGTAAGAAGGGCGACTGGATAATGATTGGACGATATGCAGGCTCTAGGTTTAGGTTGGCTGATGAAAGCGAAGTTAGAATAATTAATGACGATGAAGTAATCGCCACAATTTTAAACCCTGATGACATTGTTTCAGTATAAGGAGTAATTATATGAATAACACAAACCAAGATAATCAGGTTCAAGCCGAAGATGAGCTTGTTGTTGACGTTGTAGAACCAACAGAAAACATAAGCGAAACAGAGGCAGTCGAAACCAACTCAGGTGGTGATGATGAACTTGATAAATACACCAGAGGTGTATCAAAAAGAATAAATAAGCTTAACGATAGAATTCGTGCCGCAGAACTAAGAGCTGAAGAGGCCGAATCTAAATATGCAAAAGCATCTAATGAATTATCCTCAGTAAAAAACAGAGCTACAGTTTTAGATAAAAATTATACTGAGGAGTATGAAAATAGAGTTAAGTCACAAAGACAACAAGCTGAAGACTTGTACAGAAAAGCAAGAGAAACTAATGACCCTAATTTAGAGGTAAAAAGCGTAGAGCTGCTTAACAAAGTAACCTTAGAAGAAGAAAGAGTTAGATTAGCTAAAATGCAATTAGAAACTCAACAAGAACAATATTCAACAAATGTTGAACAAAATGTACAAAATACGCCACAACAGGTGTATGATAAACCTAAGCCTGATGCAAAAGCTGTTGAGTGGCAAGAAAAAAATGACTGGTTTCAAAAAGATAGAGTCAAAACTTATACAGCAATGGGTATACATGAGGATTTGTTGACAGAAGGATTTGATGGCAACGAAGACGAATATTACCAAGAATTAGACAAAAGGTTACAAAAGGTTTATCCTGAATTACAGGCAAAGCCTGAAGGCGAGTCAAAAGAAGCAAACTCAACTGTGCAAAGAGTAGCTTCTGCTTCCTCTGGAAGTCGCCAAGGAACACAAGGGAAGAAAAGCGGTATTAAAATTAGTTCTAACCATGCTTCCGTAAAGAGTAACTTAAAGCCTTACGGAATGTCACAAGAAGAGTGGCTAAAAAGAGTAGGTAAAGAAATAGTTAAAATTGAAGGAGCAAAATAATGGATATAGATGCGATTGAAAATACAACACGCCAATCTCGTGATGATGAGCAACACGATAAAAACGCTAGAAGAAAACCATGGCAACCCGCGAGGATGCTAGAAACTCCACCTGCGCCAGAGGGGTACCAATACCGATGGATTAGGTCAGAGTATGTAGGGGTAGAAGATAGAAATAATGTTTCTGCTAGAATGAGAGAAGGATGGGAGTTTGTTCGACAGGACGAAATACCTGACTTTCCTTTACCTACTATCGAGCATGGAAGACACGCAGGAGTCATATCAGTAGGTGGTTTGATATTAGCAAAAATACCAACAGAAACTGTAAAAGAGCGCAACGAACATTACAAACAAAGAAACGTGCAACAGAATGAAGCACTAGATAACACTATGTTTAGTGAGGTTGAAGGCAACAACAGATATGTGAAGTATGATTCTAATAGAAAATCTAACGTATCATTTGGTAAAAAAAGGTAGGATAAATTATGGCGAATAAAGACGCTTCATTTGGTCTAAAGCCTGTAAAAATGATGGGTGGCTCACCCTATTCAGGCGGACAAAGCCGTTATAGAATAGCCGCAAACTACGGAACAAATATTTTTCAAGGCGACTTGGTAATGCAGGTTACTGGCGGTGGTATTGAAATACATGCCGATGGCGGTACTGTTCCAATAGTTGGTGTATTCAATGGCTGTATGTTCACAGACCCAACAACATCAGAGCAAAAATTTAGCAATTATTACCCTGCAAGCACTAATGCTTCAGATATAATTGCTTTCGTACACGATGACCCTAACACGGTTTTCGAAATCCAAGCAGATGACACCTTCCCGGTAGCAGACCTGTTTGGTAATTTTGACATCGTTTATACAAACTCAGGAAGCACCAGCACTGGTATTTCAGGAGCAGAGTTAGATGTCACAACAGGTGCAACTACAACAAACTTGCCTTTAAAGGCAATAGATATTAGCCAAGACCCTGATAATTCAGACGTAGCTTCAGCTAATACAAATGTTTTGGTTGTTATTCAAAATCATATTGCAGGCGTTAAAGGCGCAGGCTTAGCGTAAAGGAGTAATTAGATGGCTATAAGTAGAGCGCAACTAGCGAAAGAACTTGAACCCGGTCTAAATGCACTTTTTGGACTTGAATATGACGAAAACAATGATGAATACGCAGAACTATACTCAATTGAAGACTCTGACAGAGCCTTCGAAGAGGAAGTCTTGGTAGTTGGATTTGGTGCAGCTCCTGTCAAGGAAGAAGGTGCGGGCGTAAGCTTCGACAATGCTTCAGAAGGTTATACTGCAAGATACACACATGAAACTGTGGCTCTTGCTTTCTCTTTAACTGAAGAAGCAATTGAAGACAATTTATATGACCAACTAGGTCGTAGATACACAAAAGCATTGGCTCGTTCAATGCAACATACCAAAGAAGTAAAAGGAGCAAATGTATTAAACAACGCATTTGATTCCAATTTTGCTATTGGTGATGGACAATCATTGGTTTCTACTGCTCACCCGTTAGCGGGTGGTGGTACTGCTCGTAATAGAGCTACAACAATGGCTGACCTAAATGAAACTTCACTAGAAGATAATATAATTGATATATCAACATTTGTTGATGACAGAAACCTAACTATTGCAGTTAGACCTGATAAATTAATAATACCACCTCAACTAACTTTTATTGCGGATAGGTTATTAAATACACCAGGCAGAGTTTCTACATCTGATAATGATATTAACTCAATTAAAAATCAGTCTTCTATACCAAGCGGTTTTAGTGTAAACCACTATCTGAATGACCCTGATGCGTATTTTATACTTACTTCAGTTAATACAGATGGCGAAGGTCTTAAGATGTTCAACAGAGCAGCTATGGAGACCTCAATGGAACCTGAATTTTCAACAGGTAACATAAGGTATAGAGCTAGAGAAAGATATTCATTTGGTGTATCTAACTGGCGTGGAGTGTTTGCTTCACAAGGAGCCTAAGGTTCTTAACCAACAAAGGGAGCTTGTAGCTCCCTTTTTTTTTGCAAAAAACTAATATACAATCATTAGACTAGGATTAATTAACTTGTTCTATTAACTGACCTAGCAGACAAGCCAAGATAATAGAACTTATTTTTCGGGAGAAAAATTATGGCACTAAGTACATTCAGTGGTCCTGTAAAATCATTAGCAGGATTCATTTCGGCAGGTAATGCAAATGTAGTAAGCTTAACAGCAGATACAACACTAACAGTTGCAGCACACTCTGGTAAAATATTAACCTGTAACGATGCAGACGGTAAATTCACTTTACCAAGCATAGTAACAACCGACCCCGGTGATAACACCGACCCTAACCAACTCAATAACCTAGGAGCTACTTTTTTCTTTGTAGTAGAAACAGCAGCTACAGATATGGACATAAAAACAGATGGTACTGATAAATTTGTGGGCGGCTTATACACAGGTAAAGATGACGCTTCAGGTAAAGTATTTATATCTGCATCATCTAATGATGTTATTACTATGAACGGTTCTACAAAGGGTGGACTAGCAGGCAGTATAGTAAAAGTTACTGCAATGGCCTCAGCTAAATATGCTGTAGAAGGCATTATTTTGGGTTCAGGTACTATAGTTACACCATTTGCTGACGCATAATAGGAGTATATTATGGCAGATGCAGTAACTTCACCTC